GTGTGAAGATGGATAGTAGCAAACCTATGACTGTTCGCCGTCTCGGTGAGGTAGGTGGCGCTCGTATCGCTATCCGTCAACCGAATAGTTCAATGATTGAAATGTTAGAATCAACAGGGAAAACTGCATCCCGTGAGCAATTAGAAAAGAATCACCCATACGCTATTGGCTCTGCTCCACAACTTAGTCCAGAAGATGGACAAGCCCGTCTGGATGCCTACTTTACAGAGCGTGACGTTTCACTTGCCGCAGAGAAGAGCAAGAAATCAAAAGCCCGATCAGAAGCCCGTGCTGCACGCAAGCAAGACCTTCTGCCTAATGCAAAGCCTTCTAAGAGGACAAAGAGAATTGCTAAACCTTCAATATCAACTGATTCCAGTCTGGTAAAGAATCCGCAACCTACTATTCCTAACCCTAAAGCGCCAAAACGCAAAGAGAAGTAAGCATGGCTTCCAAGAAGCCTCGTAAGCCCTCAGTAGGGCGCACTCCTGCACAACACACTGGTGAGCGTGGTGGTGCTCGTTACCGCATCCGTCCAATTGAACCAACTGGAGGGGGTACAATGGGAGGTCTGCTTAGTCCAAGTGGACAAGGTCAGGTGGGCGTGTGAGTAAGAATACTTTTACATCATGGATGAGTCCCTCGGCACCTCCAGGCGGAAACACGCAAGCCGAATTTGGTCCAACACCTGTATTTCGCAATCAAAAAGACTGGCAACTTTCGGGGTACCAGACAGGTGCTGACACACAGTATCCAGACGGATACCTAGGAACCATGTCGGCTAACCGCCGACAAGACAAGATCCTTGGCTCACTAAGCCGTATGAATGCTCGTCAGTATTCACGTGGTGTGCACAAAGGTGAACGGATTAATGCGGGCGATTACATCTGGCCCGATGAGTTTAACTTGTACACTGGACTTCAATTACAAGCACAAGGTAAGAAGTTTGCCCCACCTGGAGCCGAGCCTATTCGGCTTACCAATGACGGCAAAGTCGGACCTCGTGGCATTTCCCGTGACCAAAAGCGTGATGAGGCAACAGAGTTAAGCCTTCAGCGCCAGTCACAACTTAAATCACTAGCACCACCTTGGAGATAACTAATGGCTGACGGACTTAAGAACTATCAAACCTTCACGGGCGAAAACGAAGAGCCTACAGAGGACACCTACGAGGTACAAACACGCAAAAATAAAGGTGGCAAGTACCAAACACACTTTTCTGGTAACAAACCAAACCAAGCCATGTTTTATTACAATGCTCGCAACGTAGGCGCTGGTTACACCAAGCGCATGATGCTTAACGGAAAACTATTCAAAAGGACGTTTGGCTGATCATGGCTGGCGGAAGAGATTCAGGCGGTGACGGCGCCCGTGTTGTAGACATGAAGGCATGGAAGATGCGTAACCACCCTGCTTCAGGCGGTGCTGGTGGTAAACCACCTAAAAAGCCAAGAACTCGTACAGGCGATGACGGTCACTATGAAAGCGCTGATGGTGGAATGTACTACAACACTAGGAATGACGATGCAAATCCATACGGCATGAAGCGCCCTAACTCTGATTGGTACAAAGATTAATTATGGCTAGTGAATACGACGACGATCCATTTGCCAGTACCCCTACAAGTTCTAGTAGGCGTGGTTCACTATTTAATGGCATGAAAGACCATGTGTCTAACGCAGTGTCACAGCACCTTCAACCACTTGCTCAAAACACTTTTGATGCGGCTAAACCTCTTGCAGAGAATGCGTGGGCTAATGCTTCAGAGTATGCAAGCAATAACCCTGACAAGGTAGAAAATATGGCAGGGAAGGCTGGTGGGTTACTTGGTGCCTCCATGGGAGGACCACTCACCGCTAAGTTAGGTAACAAAGCAGGAAGAAAACTAGGGCGTGCGCTTTCCAAGAAGGCTAAAGACACACAACAACCACAGAGTGGCTCATCTGATGCAACCGCTGACTTGGATCCGTTCTCTTAAATATGTCACAAAGTATTCCTAACGCCAAGCCATGGCAGTCACACACAGAGACTCTGGTTGACAACGCTTTGAGGTCGGCTATCTCCGATCCAGAGAGCATTCGCCAGATTCGCCCTAACCATCCTCACCAGTTATTTGCTCCACGAGAAGGATACGCAAAGCAAACAATGGGTATAATGGATGTGTTAAACATTGATCGTTACACCGCTTCTAACCGTTCTTGGGTTTCAGGGGCACCTGTAATGTTCCGTGATGGCACATTTATGGAAGAGAACTTCTCTAGTTCCAGCCGATATTCAATGCAGAGTTTGGGGTAGTCATGGCAGACAACGATTACATTGGTAACATCCAAAGCAACCGTTGGAACTCGCTTAACCAAGGTTACCTTACACAAACCCCTTCTTGGATGCGTGGGCAGTTCAAAGAAGGTCCACAAGTAAGCACTGGGCGCTTTCGTGCAACAACATCGGGTGCAAAACTTAATTGGGGACAAGGTGATACTGCCCCAAGAGTTCATGCTTTTGGCGCAAAACAACCAAATTTGTCAGACCAAATTTCTTCTGGAGTAAAAAACGGATTGGCTACAATGGGTTCAACGACTTCAGAAGACTCAGAGGATTCAACTTATTCAGAAGATTCAACTGATGATGGCGGTTCAAAATACTTTGATGACTTGTTCCCAGAGGACTCAGAAGGTTCAGAGGACTCAACGGATTCAGCCAAAACAAGAATACGAAGTATGATTACAAAGCGTGCTACTTCTCGTGCAATGGGACGAAGCAGGTCATCGGACGAAGGAACCTACTAATGGCTGGCTTTTGGAAAGATGTGTTGAAAGCAGCAGTTGAGACCACTGAAACAGGTCAAGCAATCGCTCAACTTAAGCAAGCAAAGACTGACTATGATGCTTCTAAGACCCCACCACCTCCACCACCTCCTACGGTACTAACACCATTACAAAAGACGGCGGTTGCAGGTGCAGCAGCAGCAAGGAGGCTGCGAGGCACAGGTACTGCACCAGCACCAACTCCTCCTCCTACGCCCACCCCTATTGCTCGTCCTATTTTAAAGATAAGTGCTCCAACAGGTGTTCGTCCTACCATTAAAGTAACTCCGCCTAGAATACTTACCCCACTACAACAGCAAGCGGCTGCTGCTGTTTCTAAGCAGAATCCAAAGCGACCAAATCTTGTAACGCAACCGTCTACACGTCCTTCTTGGGACCCATACAACGATCCAGATTGGCAGCCTGAAGATGTGTCTGCACCTACTACAGCACCAGTAGCAAAAACACGCACACAAACACGTCCAAGCAAACGTGGTTTAGGACCACAGGCTGAAGCGGCTTTTGCTAGTCTGCGACAACATTTAAATAACCAGTAACCCTCATAAATGATAGGATTGTATTATGGCTGTAAATGAAACTCGTTCAATGAACAATGATCTCCGCCTTGGCTCCAAGGACGGTAAGTTTAAGAACACCACACCTAACCGTGGCGGTGACCTTGACCCAACTGACGCCTCAGTGCGTGCTATGGAACTCCAAGCACAATACGGCGTTGTAGAGCGCACACCTTTGGCTAACGCCCCCGAAGCACATCTGCACAAATAAGGATTAGCCATGGCACACAACCATCGCATGCAACCAGTAGGTGAGCCACACCTCAATAAAAGAGCAAAAGTGGCTAAAGCACCGAAAGACCCAAGTTACACACCTCCAAAAGGGCGCTCTAACCTCCCACGTTTGTCAGAAGTGATTGCAGGGCATCTTAATGAGGCTTTGGACGAGTACGAAAATGACTTGCATTATTCTGCTAACCCATCGGCTTCCGATGCAGAAGAAGATTTTCAAACGAGTTATTCTATTGCTCAACCTAAGCGCATGGGTTCTGAACCGCTTGCTCGTGTTTCAGAAATTGACGCAGAGGACATGCTTCACCATTACCGCACGCAACGAGACAAGGGACAAGATCAACCTTATTCTCGTGGAGATATTAAAGACGCATACCGTAATCGTAACGATTACTAACTAGGCTTTACATACAATTACTTATGTAGTAGGCTTCGGCTAGACCGAAGTTAGGAGCACAACATGGCAGCAGACGATCACCGTCTTTTAGTATGTAAGACTCACGCCGTTATGTGGAAAATGAAACCATATGACGGACCAGCAGAATACGATCAAGAGTTGCGTGAACTCTGTGATCGTCACAACGCACAAGTACCTGACCCACACAACTGCAATGCAGTAATTTATCGCACAGACGCAGAGACCGCTAAGAAGTTGGACTCAGAGACCGCCATCAAGAGTGACTTGGCAAAGAATGATGTGTTCATTCGTGACACCCGAGACGAACTTAAAGTAGACGCTCTCAAATGCTTCAGCCGACACAACCGACCTAAAGATGGGTGCATTGACTGGTGCATTGACTCCAAGACAATTGGGCGCAAGACAGGTATCGCCAAAGACAAGAGACAGTACCTTTGCATGTATTGCCCAGCCGCCGAACACTACGCTCATCGTGAGCGCATTGAGATGGGTCTCTACGACGGATGATCATCGTGGCACTTGACGTTCTGTCATTGCCTAGTCTTGTAAGTGATGACGTTGGCGCAAGGCAACCCATCCCTGAAGGCAGGAAATTATGGAGCACATTGTTCACCGCATATAGCGGTCGCATGTCTGTGTTTGCTCCAGGTGTTACCAATCAAGATGGATGCCTCAGTTGGTTAAAACGTGAAGGCTTTAAAGCGTCCACCGTTGATTTCATTTCTGAAAATACAGTTGAAGATAAAGTTGCAAGAATTCAGAACTTACACGCCGCATATGGTCGTATCAATTGGTACATTGATGTTGATCCCAAGGTCGTAGCACGGGTAGCCCATAATGGAATCCCCACACTACTAATGACAGTGCCTGACACTGTTAGACCCGAATGGTCTGAGTCTCGTTTCAAAAGGGAATGGGGCGCAATCGTAGAAGAATCAGATGCACAGGCTCTAGCAAGAGCGGAAAGGAACTGGACAGATGTCTAAAGATAATGTGGAGATGGATTTTGATGAATGGCTCTCTTTTGGTATGGATCATAAGTTTGTAGGACCTCCAGTGTGTTCCACACACGATGGGATACCGACCACTGAGGACGAAGACGGAGTATGGGACGAAGGCGGAGACCCTTGTATCCACATCCTTCGCTTGTATGTGGACAAACTGGAAGCCCTCCTCGTAGAGCAAAACCACAGCCCGTCAATATGGCGCAAGGCTGGCTGGGAAGACCTACCAACCGAAGAATGAAGATCTTCTTTGGCGGAGCGGAGAAGGGGTCATACCGAAAGATGCTCGTGAATGCGGGCGTGCAACGCTATGCCCTCAATTTGACTCACTTCCCCATCCCCAAGAAGAAAGAACTAGATCTATCTGCACTCTTTAATGGTGGGGACATCATTGTCTACACCTCTGAGAATGACGAAGACATGAATCGTTTTGATACCTTTGTCAGGGACTTTGCGGACTCGCTGTACATGGTCATTGGGCGCCCTGATTATGATGGCGCATGGCTGGGTGAGAAGTATTACCCGCTATGGAATGACGAGAATGATTTAGAGCGCTTGGCTTGGCTCTGTCAGAAGTATGGGCGAGCGGCAGTCAGCGACAAAGCGGTCACAGGAAAGAATGTGGCTCGTATTGCATCTATTGCTACTCGTTGGAGCGCCAAGTTGGTAGGCATCACTTCTAAGCCCGACCTCATTGAGCGTATCCAATGGGATACCGTCATCGTAGGCTCTTGGACGAGCGCCATACGCTATGGAGAGACACAGGTATGGGATGGACATGGGTTGCGCAGGTATCCAGCACAACAAAAAGAATCCGCTCGCAGAAAACATCGTGCTGACATCACCAGACTTGGGATTGATTTTGATGCTGTAATGGATGACAATGTATCCGCCGTTGGAACCCTTGCGATTGCCTCATGGCAACAATGGGAGACACATACTTTTGGGGGCTATGACCCGATGAATACCGATGATGAGCAAGAATTCAACTCACCTGAAACAGATCAAACAATTGCTATTCACCCTGATACGCATACCCCCACTTTTCTGGCTTCTGGGGGGTCAACTATTGCTATCAACACCCCAAACAAGCGGCACGAGAATGACCGTGTATTGCTACCAGTGATGGGTATAGAAGCGATCACATCCTTTGGCTCGCAAACCGTTGATACTGAAGGGGAATCAATAGAAATTGACCCTGAAAGAGTGAATGTAATTCGTTACAATGCCGATCCTTTACGACAGTGCGACAATTGCTATTTGAGTAACAGATGTCCTCAATTCAAGGAACATTCAGAATGCGCATTTAGATTGCCGATTGAGATCCGCACAAAGGATCAATTACAGTCCGCTATGAGAGCGCTTATTGAGATGCAAGTAGGTCGTGTTATGTTCGCACGCTTTGCTGAAGAACTAGAGGGACAGGGTCTTGATCAATCTCTATCCCATGAGATGGACAGGTTCTTTAATCTTGTAGACCGCTTCAAAGACATCAATGACACCCGAGACACCATCCGCTTAGAGATGGAAGCCCGAGGGTCTAGTGGTGTCCTGTCTCGTCTGTTCGGTGCCAAGGCTGGAGAAACGAATCGCATGCTGGACGGTGGCGGTATGGGCAGTGGCGCAACCAATGCTCTATATTCTGAGATACTAGATTTGTCCGAAGAGAATTGACAGAACCAAGAATTGAAGGTATCTTATGTTGAAACGTCGCATGGTGTGGGCGTACCAGTACGAAACAGAAACAATGGATGCGAGAGGGCGAGCGGTTAAGGGCACCACGCTTGAACTAGAACCTAACGAAACAAAACCGATCCGTACCGCTTGGTACTTTGCGAAAGAACTTAATGGACAAGATTACGGATGTAGCAATTGATCTAGACGGAGTTCTTTATCCGTTTGCTGACGCTTTCCGTAAATATTGTATAACTGTTCTAGGTCTACCTTCTTCTAAACTACCGTCCCCAACTACTTGGGAATTCTATAAAGAATGGGGCATGGACAAAGCAGAGTTTGAAGAGCACTTGCGTGTCGGTTCTCGTGACCACAACCTCTTCAACAGCATGCCCGCCGAATACAACGCTGACTATGCATGGAATAAGTTTCGTGAGATGGGCGTCACTATTCATGTCATGACCTACCGACCTGTAGAGGCTCACGAGCAAACACGACAATGGCTAGACACTCACGGACTCACACCCGATCACTTATGGTTCCCTATAAGTAAAGGTGCCACCATCCGAGCACATGGCGGTAACTTCATGGCGATTGACGATCACATTGATAACTATCTAGACATGAAAAACGCTGGCGCTCTTTCAGTCCTACACACACAGCCATGGAATACCCATCACTTGGATGCGCTTCGTGTTTCTAACATGCGCAACTTTGCCACCCTTTTAGACATCTACAACACAGACACAGAGGTATACCTATGATGAAACCACCCGTATTCAACAACCGCACTGATGTGCTTACCGAAGCAGACATGCTTATTAATGGTGAACGCAATGATAGTTACGGTGACCCCATTGATGACTTCTCTACAACGGCAGACTTCTGGACGATCTATTTGCGCCGTATTGTTGACCGCCGTCAAGAGTTCTTTTTAAAGCCACATGATGTTGCAATCATGATGATGCTCCTAAAGACATCACGACTCTCGTGGAGTCCCGAGAAGCGAGACCATTGGACAGACAGCATTGGATATGGCGCTTGTGGCTGGGACTGTATCGTTCGTGAGGAGGGCTTGCCTGATGCAACACAACAATAACGCTTACACCGAATGGCTTGAAGAGAAGAGAAGAGAAGACCTGCACAAACCAAGTCCACGAAGTATTGACGCTCGCCGTTATAAAAGCATGATGGACATAGAATTAGAGCGAGAGCGCCAGCGTCTTAGCAATGCTTTAAGTGCTATCCCACAGATGCTGGTGCAAGATAAAGCACCCACCATTGCTGAGTTTGCAGACAAGGCAGAACTTTCCATGGCTGAGGTGCTACTAGACAATTGGGATCAGGTGCTTCAACTTGTTGTATTGAACGAGAAACTTAAAGGTGAAGTCAGTAAGTTGCTACATCAAATAGAACAGATGAGCACCGCTATTTACAGCGCAGTTGAATCCGCCATTCGTCCGATGCGGGACAACCGCATCAATGACGCCTTACCGTCAGACGATTTCTAATTGCCTCAGTTTGAAGATGATTGGAGAGAGCAAGCGCTCTGCAAAGATCGTCACATTGACTTATGGTACCCACCACTAGACACGGATGTCCCCGAGAACTACTACCTCGTATCTCGTGTTGTGTGCAGGCAATGCCCCGTCTGGAAAGAATGTTTAGATGATGGCATTGATGAGAAGTGGGGCATGTGGGGAGGACTCACACCACAAGAGCGCACCGCACTCATAGTTGAACACCCGAAGGCAAGCGTCTTGCGTCCGCATGGAACATGGATGCGGTACAGACAGAGTTGCAGGTGTACAGAATGTGTGGATGCTGAGTTAAAAGAGATTAATAAAATAAATATTGAGGAGATCCCTAAAATGGGGACAACCCCGATTGACTTGGAGATGCTTAAGTTTAGGTTGATTCCCTCTTAACGCAGGTAAACTAGAAGGGTAACGCCCATAGAGTTCTTCACAGAATACTGTGGGCGTTTTGCTTTATCCGCCTATCAAGGAGAGACTATTGTTAGATCGCACGCTAGTTATTATTGGACTTACCTTTACCTCCATCATCACAGTGTTGTTGGGGTTAGCACCAAAAGAACCAACGCCCGAAGTAGCAAAGATTACCTTTATTGACGTAACACCATTCCTCATACTGCCACCGAGCACTACGAGCACCACCTCTACACTTCCTGAGGTAATCCCAGCAGGGATATCAACCGACCACACACAACGATGCCCCAAGTGGGAAGCCAAGTTTCGTGAATATGGTCTGCCAGTTCAGGCGTTTTCATATATCGCCTACAGAGAAAGTCATTGTAATCCCGAGGCATGGAACCGCTACAAGAATGCCAACGGCTCACAAGATTTAGGACTTGTTCAGATCAACTCCAGTTGGAAGACGATCACTCGTAAAATATGTGGTACCGACATCAAAGGACTATTTAATGTTGACTGCAACTTGTCAGTGGCTAAATACCTTTATGACAACGGTGGGCTAGGGCACTGGAGCCTTTAAAGGGTAGTAGACACATCGTACACATACCTGTAGGATGTACCCATGACAAACAACCTACAACCCGAACACCTACTGGGCACCAGCGAACTCGCTGTTGTACTAGGTGTCAGTAAACAACGCATTCACGCCCTACGAAAGAATAAGAAGTTCCCACAACCTATTGCTAACCTTGCCTCCTCACCTATTTGGGACAAACGAGAAGTCATAGTATTCCTAAAGGAATGGCGTCCATGGAAGGTCACACAATGAGTACAGACAAGAAGATCAAACGAAACTACAAGTGTGACGCTTGCGGTGAGGTGCTCACCCTCTTTGTAAACCCCTCAGTGCCTCCTGTACATGCCTGCAAGAAACAGGCGAACCGCTCAGTTGAGTTCACGGAAGTTCAATGAGGATCGGGGTTGCTAGTGGTGACTTCCTGTCTGCTCAGAAGTCCTCGGACGGCGGGCACCATTGGGGAGGATCGGGCTGGGCACGCTTCGGTCAGTACATCGGGCGCATTGACTATGAGGTAGTTGTCGGTGTCCTCACATGGCAGACCGATCACTTCTTTATTAGAGACGAACACGACAACTTGGTAGATGTTGACTGGGTCTTCATGCAACGACTAATGCATGAAAGCCTCCCCGAGCACATGCTCAAGGCACGCCAGTATGGGCAGGTCGTTGTGAATGACCTAGACGATTGGTATTGGGGTCTTGACCCATCCAATGATGCATTCCTCTCTTCGCATCCAAAGTCCAACCCCAAAGAGAATCGCAACCATTACAAAGCCGTGCTTGCTTCCAGTACAGCCGTGACTGTGTCTACTCCGTACCTCGCTGACCGCATCAAGTCATGGGTTCGTTGTCCAATAGTTGTATTGGAGAACACGGTGGAAGTCAATCGCTTTACCCCACATATCCACACAGATAGTTCTGTACCTGTAGTTGGGTGGGTTGGTGCTACGAGCCATCGCTCAGGAGACCTAGAGATCCTAAAAGGTGTTGTGAACCCGCTCATTGTTTCAGGTGTCATCAAGTTTCAACATAGTGGTCACTACGATCACGCAAGTACGGTTGCCAGCAAGTTGGGGTTACATGATGATCAGGTGAATGTCCTGCCAGCCGTTGATGCTGTTCAGTACCCATCACTGCTCAACATGGATGTCGGTGTTGCACCCTTGCGGGACACGCCATTTAACCACGCTAAGAGCGACATCAAACTTCTTGAGTACTCTGCCTCGGGCATTCCATGGATTGCTTCCTCGTTGTCGGCGTACGAGGGCTTGCGTAAAAAGTGGGGGATTGGTAGGACTGCGAGTAAACCTCAGCAGTGGCTCAAGCATCTAGCGGATCTTCGTGACCCTGCTAGGCGAGCATATGAAGGTGAAGCCTTAAGAGAAGCGGTGTGGGCACGAGATATTGAACTCGGCACACACCGCCTCAACTCATTTATTGAAAGTGTTCTTTAGTTTCGTTCGCTGTTCAGTGGACATATTTGCCATCTTCTTGCCACTCCATATTCCATACTGGATGTCGTTCTTGATGGCAAAACGAAGGCACTGGATCTGCACAGGACACCCTTTGCATATCTCTATGGCTTCTCTCTCTGCTTGCTTAACAGCGACAGTTCGGCGCTCATAGAGTCCAGCAAACCACTTGTCGGTGCCTTCTTTACGGCAGAGAGCGAAGTCTCTCCATTCCCCTATTTCAGGGAACTTCAACCCGTGAGTGTCTACATTCCACCAAGAGTCAGAACGGATGTCAGTGGGGGATTGCTCCCCCACTACTACCTCGGACATTACGCCATCACCACATCGTGGAGCGTACGGATGACTTGGCGATCAAACTCATCGCCCTTGCCGTTGAGTGCATTGAGTGCATTGCGCTCAACACGGCTCTCCGCTTTGCCAACATAGTGCTGTTGGTAAGTGTTGAATGCCTGCAACACACCGAGACCCGTTCCGATCCATGGCGCTACTCGTGGGTCGTGCTTGTACAGGTGGCGTACGGCTTCTTGCTTGTTCTGAGCACGGCTCACGGACTGTGGTCGTGCATCGGCGCCCACAACAGTTGGCATGAGGCGCTCTACGATGGCGTCCCATTCTGCTGTAGTCACAACCATGCTGGACAGACGCTCAATCTCGGCGCCGAAGTCCTCTGCCATTGTGTGAATGATGCCGAGGGCATCACGGATGCTCTGCACACGACCGTTGCTGTTCTTGCTGTGTCGTGTCTTGAACTGGCTACCGTCCTCGGAGAGCGCTCCAGCGAGCGTGTTATCACAAACTACCGCAGTGATGCACCGTTTGAAGGTGGTGGCAAGAGTGCCGTTGTGGCTCGTTGTTGCCAACAAGTGTGGACGGAAGTCAAAGCCAGCCTTGGTGCTGATGCTCTCAGGCATCTCAATGCTGACCCAAGCGACTCCACCATTGCGGAGCAAGCCCGCAGAACCGATCTGCAAGTTGCTGTCATCAATGACATTGGACACGGTGTCCAGCAACCATTCATCGTATTGGTGGATGGCGTAGGTGTCCTTGAAGAGACCGAGAGTCTCGTAGGTGTCGTTGCGCACGATTGCCTTGCGATCATCTTGTGGGATGAACTTCATGGCACCTTCAGTGTCACTCTTCAAGTCAGGGACTTGCACGAACACTGGTGCTTCAATTGCCTTCCAATGGAAGAGACGGCGCCTTACATCGGACACAGGAATCGCTCCCGTGTAATGGTTTGGCTCGCCATGCTGGAGTTCTTTCTTTGACCACCATGCCTCACCACGCTTCTCTGTGAACCCCACGAGGATATTCCCCGAGTTGAGGTATTCGTATGTTTCTTTGCTCATTTCATGCTCCTTGTTAGTTTGTTTTGTTTGGTTATTCGTACCACGAGGATAAATCTACCTTCGTGTATTGCTGTTCACAACTTCTATTTAATTTATTTATGGTTTACTTTTGAGGTTGATGACTTGCCCTACCTGTAAGAGCGTCCCGTACTCATCTACGAGGTCATTCACGGCTGTGGAGATATTGCCCCAGCAATGCTGGTTAGCAATTTGCCACAAGGTGTCACCTTGATAAACAATTACTGGCTCCGTATCACACGAGTAGGTGTTCATCCTTTTGTCGTAGTCACGGTAAGCCCACACGGCGAAGCATGACCCTGCTATTACGAGCAGAGTAATGAATCCTCGTGTGACTCTTTGATTAAGGACTTCATAGTTGTTTCTCATATCGTGTTCTCCATCTCTCGGTGTCTGAGTGCTTCTTTGGCTTCTTCTTGTTGCCACAGGTAGTCGGCGTAATCAGTACCTGATGCCACCAAGGCTCCACAAGTGCATGTGGCTTCGCCTTCAGTGTCATCGGGGTACATGGTTACAGTTTCATTCCACAAGCGACCGCATCCAGTTTCACAAAAGAATGCCAACTCTTGATCTATCTCATCCCATGGTGCCCAACCACCAAACGGTCTACGCCGACTCATGACAGAGCCTCATAGAGTTCGTCAAACTCGGTGTCCAACCATTCTTTGAATGTCTTTGGCTCAGGTGTGAGCACCGAGATGCCCATGCTGAACACATTGCTCGTGGGATCAGCCACGATGGCTACAGCCACTGGTGGTACTACTTCACCCGTGAGAACTGAGTCAGCCCACTGGTTGAATGTTGCTTTGCGCCGAGCGATGGGGTCATCCCATCCCCCAGTTGTCCAGCCGTTCATGACATCCGTCCAGCCTTCAATGGTGGTCTCGTAGTGTCCACGCCATTCAGAACTACTGACCCATGTGCGATCAATAGTTAGATCGGTGTTGTACAGGTCATCACCAAACTCGGTCATGCGAACATGGTCTCCGATGTAGTACTTCTTGGTGACACCATCCTCTACAACTTGAACTGTTGATAGAGAACTTTCGTCAATTTCACGACACCCCAAGCAGAGGTAGTCTTCTTTGACATTGCTCCAGCCATAGTCTCCTTCTGAGTCCACGAACTCGTTACATTCACAGCATTTATTCTCTGTGTCTTCGCTCATTACTCTGCTCCTTCTCCGTAGGTGTCTACTTTGATTGTGATGTCTTCATCAAACTCAGATGGAATTGCGGTAATGAAGTAACCGATGCGATTGACCCAGTGGTATCCATCAACGATGTACGAGCCATCATCTCCATCAACCCATGTCCATACCTTATGTGGCTGGGCACTGGCAACCTTCATGACATAGTCACCCTCGGCGCCAGTGTAGTCATACAAGACTCCACCCTCATCGTCTGTCCCCCATGATGCATCTTTGTCAAGATGATTCATGACGGGCTTGTACTTGTCTTCCCATTGCTCCACTGTCATTGTTAGTACTGTCTTATGCATTTGAACCTCCTCAGATTCTTTAACTTAGGGGTGTGACACAGTGTCTTCACCCCGTAGATGCTCTACCCCGATCAAAAGGCAGAGCACCCACGGGATGACACCAGCCGAGGCTGATGGCACCCTATTACTGGCTCGTACGAGCCTCTCAGGACTCGTTTAACGATTCTTCAATCCAATCTAGGTCAATGCTGTAGAGAAACACGAAGTGTCCCTCGGGTGCACGGAACTTGATGTAACCGCCCGAGAAGTCATCTTCAAACTGCTCGTTGACATTGCCAATGTATTTGAGTTTGGCTACTTCTTCAACCCCGTAGTACTCGTTGGTATTAATAGAGGGAATCAAGAGACCCGACTCCACCAAGTCCTTACGAACGGTGTAGTACCCGCTCCCTATTTGAACGAATCGGATCATACGAACACCTCTGCTTTAATGATCTTGGCGAAAGGCACTTCAATTTCACGGAACTCACCTTCGCCATGGTGCGGGCTGTCCTCGGTGAAGATCACCACTGATGTGTCAGTGATATCCATGACATCTCCGATGTACACCCACTGCTCTTGTGGGTATATTTGCACAAGGAGTTCAACCTGATCACCGATGTTGAGACTCAGTGTGTCCATTAGTAGTCCTCCCCATCGTCAATGAATGACTCAAGGTGATGTGAGTCCACGATTGCCCACGCTGGAGCCAGTGGTTGCCCACGCCACAACACACCTTCAGGGAGTGTGATGTTGACATCGGTATCTCCTGCACTCACATTCTCAATCGCCAGTACGCACACATCAAGCATGCTCAATGGTACGGGTGGGTAGTGATTGGATGTCAGGTGCCACGAGAGCGCCTGTCGTAGTTCAATGAGACCGTCCACGACAGCCTCGTTCATTCCCATTGCATTCATGCTTCCCATTACTGTGCCTCCTTTAAGGCTTGTTGATTAATTCGTTCTTCTGCCAAGTTGAGTGCCAACCTCACATAATTAAGTTGCTTCAGTGCTAACTGTGAATCACCGTTCATAAACATGCGGAACGCTATTTCGCTTCGCATGTTCATGAACTTAGCGATCTCAGCCATTGTCATCTCATGAGTCCCAGCCATTACTGATCCTCCGATCTCTCGGCTGTCCATGGTGCTTCAAAGCCCACGCTCTCTTTCCATTTGAGCGCAACTTCTAGTTCGTCCTCATCAAGGCGATAGAACTTGTCAAAGGCGTCTGCCTCGGATGTCGCTTCCACCTCGTAGCCATAGTCAATGGTTTCATTGACTCTTACTATCCACTTGCTCATATCTGACCTCCTCAGGTCTCAGGGATTAATTAATGTATCGGGCATTGAGTGCCCTCACAACCCACAAACAATGTCTGTGGGCTGTGAGCGCACCACGAGCCGAAGCCCGTGATGCACCCGATCAGGATGCGTTATCCACGCCAACAAATTCATTGCTGGACATAGACACAACCGACCACTTTGGTTCGGTCAGGTCGTGGTTCTCGTCATACCAGCCATCATTGCCCCATTGCAAGTTCCGCACCCAAAAGTGCTCCCTGCTGTTGGTGATGCCAGCAATGACATACTTGGTCACTGTGCCACGGAATGTTCTCTGCACGATGTCACCGTGCGCAAGGTTGAGTCTGTCCTTCTTGCTGATCATTCTGCACCCTCCAGTTGGTATGAGACAACGATGAAGTCTCCACCGTTGTTGCCCATAAGTCGCTTCAGTTGCTCCTCGCCATCCTCGCAGTAAAAGAAGATCCTGTCATCTCGCTGTCCGAGAGAATCAAAGTCTTCACTGATCTCGTTGTCGTATGAGCCGAACGAGAAGTACCGTTCGTCTTCCACTCCCGAGTCAAACCACCTGATGACTGCCCATGCACCCATAGGTGCTCCGATGTTGCTCATTGCTACTCCTCCGTTTCTTTGTTAACTTCAAACATTTCGTATAACACTTGCTCTAACACTTCGTTGCCGAGTTCCACGATTCTCTCGTGTACATACCCTTCAACTTCTTCCATTGCTTCAATGGCTTCTTCTTTTGTCCAGTGTGGGTACATTGCTTTCGCATCTTCCCACGACCACTTCACGATAACTTCAGTTGCCATTAGAAGCCTCCTTCTTCTTCATTAATTGATTGGTACAGGTTATTCCAAACCTCTTCGTTCACTGAGTCATACCCGCCTTCGGCGTCAAACTCTTGAATGGCTTTGAGCCATTCGTCTGAGTCTGCCGACAATGGTTCTTCAGGCGTACCTGTAGAGAACAAGTTTGATTCCCACCAAGAGATAGCGATCTCTTCGTCAGGATTGATCTCACTCAACAGTTCAATTGCTTTGCTTACCTTCATTACTTGCCCTCCTTTGGGCTATTGATCTCTGACATGATGTCAGACATCCACTTGATGTTGTATGCGTTGATCTTCTCAATGGTGCTGAGAACATCGGGCACGACTTCGCTTACTGGCTCACTGTGTTCCTTCAAGGATTCAAGGATGTCGTAGAGCGTCTCGTTGGCGTATTCATCCAACAAGTTGACCCAAGACATCTCCTGAACGGCTTCGCTCCAGTGTTCGGCTGATGGTGCCTCGTCTTGACCCGTCTCTTCATTGAGGGACTTGAAATCATTACGATCAAGCCACCTGATGAGCAATTCGTCATCGGGCTGGTACACAGCATTCAACACATTGATTATTGCACTTACTTTCATGGCGCCTCCTCAGGCATTACTTAATTGAACATCGGATGATGTTCTGACAATACATTATCGGTGTGACAATGTATTGTCAGAACACCACGGACTTGCGCCCGTGATGCACTGATGGTGTACCTCCATGAGGACAGAGGCACCCCGATAGTCGCTACTGGCGCCGACCATGATGGCGCCGAGCGCCAATGATCAACCGCCGTTACCGACAATCCCATCAATGAGTGACTGGGTGATACTTCCACCCTCGGCACCCATGTCCTCACCGTATCCCGTGAGTACTGCGGATACGGTCTCGTGCTTTGCATTCAGCAACGCCCACATACGATCATCAATCGTAGGTGCCTCAGCGTTGTTGCTGTCTACAGCCAAGAGCCACCACGCCACGACAGGATTGACCTGTCCAATGCGGTGTGCTCTGTCCTCCGCCTGTGTGGCGGACGAAGGCGTCCACGGCACCTCAGCCATCACGACATGGGACGCACTCGTGAGAGTGAGACCCACACCAGCGCTGTCGTAGTTGCCGATGAACACCTTGGCGTCACCTGTCATGAAGTCATCTACTGCCTTCTGCTTCTCAGCATCACTCATGCCACCGACTACCTTGACCACTCCGTGCTGTTGTAATGCATCGGAGAGACCACTGATGACATCCCTGTGATGACCGAACACGATGACCTTCTCGCCTTGAGCGACAAGTTCTTCTACATGCTCAACCACATAGGGGATCTTTGCGATACCGAGTTGGTGACGCAGTGCATTGAGCCGTGTGATGACCTCTGCTTTGGATGCCTTCTGCCATGCCTCAACACCGCCGTTGGCGATGACGAAGTCACGGAAGTCATTCTCAGCGTGTCGGTATGCCGTGAGGTCAGTTGCACTGATCTCTACAGCAACCTGCGCACGGCGCTTGGCTGGGAGTTCCGTCAACACATCTGTTTTGTTACGCCTCACATAGCAGGTGCCACGCAATTTGTCGTTCAATTCAGTTGTGTTGGTCGCTCCGTTGTACACATAACCCCAGCCGTTGTGGATGGGTTCGCAGTAACGGAAGAGGAACGCTGACTTGCCACCGAACACTCGGTCAAGTCTGCCAATCAATGACAGAGGTGACACCAGTTCGTTGGGTCTGTTCACGATGATCGTGCCCGAAAGCAACAGCACATAACCCTCAGTCGGAATTGACTGAGCGATGTATGCCACGCCCTTGGTGCGTCCACTCTTAGCGCTCTTCAAGCGGTGTGCCTCATCAATGATGAGACAACCAAACTTCCCCGACAACTTCATTGCCCATGTGTTGATGATTGAGTCACCAACGATCACGACATCTGTTGTAGGCAGAGCGCCGACCTTGTTGCCCTTCACGATGGCTACAGTGAGCCATGGTGCGAACATCTTCAGTTCACGCTCCCAGTTTGTGCGAAGAGATGCAGGCACAACGATGAGGACTTTGTGTCCCTCGTTGTTTGCATTCACTGCGACTGCGATGGCTTGTGGAGTCTTGCCAAGACCCATCTCATCACCCAAGATGCAACGCTTCTGCTTGATGGCATAAGCGACACCTGCACGCTGGAATGGGTAGAGAGTCTTGGCGAGGTCTACAATAACCTCGCTGTCATGTGCACTGCTCAGAGCATGGAGTGAAGCGTCAGGCAGTATCGCTGGCGCCACACGCTCAAGCCCCGAGAGTAACGCACTCAGTTCTTCTAATTGTGTATTCATGGTCTTACCTCCTCAGGTAATTTGTTAGTGGACTTGCGTCCTCACAACACACGAGCGTACCCATGTGCTGTGAGCACGCCACACCTCACGGTGTGACGCCCTCGGGCTAGAAGCCCAATCGTTTTGCGCAGTCATTGCCGATGCCACGCTTGCGTGTCTCTTCATCGGTGAGATGCCGACCACATGCACCACACTGCCCAATCTCTTGACCGAACAGCGCTTGTGCTTGCTTACGACCCTCGTCCGTGAGACCTGCAATGCGTTTGATCGCATGCAGAGCACGCTCGCCCGACAACTTCGCATCCTTGTGACCACCAACGACCATGTAAATGCTTCGCTGACCCTTCATGGAAGGATTATGGAAGCCCTTGTTGGTCTTGATGGCGTAGAACACGAGGTCATTGGTGCCCGATGATGTCATCGCATAGAAGCCATCAGCAATGGTGCCGAAGGATTCATTGGTCAACTTGTCGGGGACGATAGCGCTCTCCGCAGAGCAGTCACCTTGCTTGTGGTAGGTAGCCCACTTGCCTGCATTGAGCAATGCGTGACCAGTACCTGTCCGCACTGGATGCCCACAGAGGGCACACGGGTTGGCGTACTTGTTCAC